ACCAGTCAGGATGTACGGATAATCTGGATGTATGTCAGGTCTAACGATGACGCCATTGTCCAGAGTGAATAGCCTGTTGCCTAGCGAGCCAGTCGGTACGTCAGCAACATATGGGTCGAGGTTCTCGACTAGCATCTTCTCAACTGCGACGGTGCGTCCCTTCTCTCCACCCACTCCACGACCAGCGAAGATGTCAGCTAGTGCCGCACGTTGTTCGTATGTGTTGACGTAGCCTCGGTAGTTCTTGGCACTAAGGTCTATGCCTTCAGGGAAGACGAGCCTACCTTTGTTGTCAACCGTGTTACTAGCTCTGTCACTCAGCACCTGAAGCTGTTCGTCAGACAAGTTCTTGCGCTCCTTGTTGAACTTGTCAGCGAACTGGTTGAACATGGTCGTGTTGGCTTTGTGTTGCTCAAGCCCACCCACTGAAGGAGTCCAGATTACTTGCGAACCCTCTGGGACATCCTTGTTGCGGTTAAGGATGCGTGTGGACATCTTCTTGTCGGTAACACCAGATGCGGCTCTAGCGTCGGCATACGAAGGCACGCCATGTTGTAAGCCAGAGAAGCCAACACCTCCACGTGCCCCTGTAGTGAGGTCAACCTTCATGCGGTCATAGGGAATGGACTTGAGGTACTTGCCCTCATGCTGACCATAGGCTTCGGATGCTTTGATAGGCGCAGGGATGGATGCTAGACGCGTAGCCTCAGCCGCTTGATTAGCGGCATCAACGGAGGCTTTGATGGCTCTCCATCCTTTAGGGATTTTAGTTACGTCCATAGTCTAAGCCGCATAAGGGTTAATCCTCTTAGGTCGCATTTCTGCATAATCATCCTCATCATAGCGAGGTTCTGGGTTTATGTCTAGAAATCCTAAGTCTTTCAATAGTCGGATAGCCTGCGTGGCAGAATCGACGTAATCGTCGTGTGTGGAGTCAGGGAAGGAACATATCTGGGATAGGAACCCTTCACACCAGTCACGGACGAAACCCTTACGTACAGATGACTCAGGTAGCCATACACGACCTGTAGCGAAGATGGACGCGGTTATCTGTAGCCTCTGCATCTTGTCAGCTTTGCCGGGGTTATATCCACGTACTGGCAAGTGAGCGGCACGGAGCTCTTGGATGAGAGAGATGCCAGCCGCCTTGTCCTCGACCAGTATCAGGTCAGGGCGTTTAGCGTCTAATCCTTCACCATAGGATACCTTCCACTCCTCTAGCACCTTGGGCTTGAGGTTAGGGAAGGTCAGATGCTCAGCCCAACAGTCTATAAGCAGACAGGACATCGGGCCATCCACTGGCTTGAACACGCCCCATGTGGTCATAGCAGTAGGGTCGTTATAGGTCTTGTCACTGAAGGCACAGTCGTAGCTCTGGACTATGTACTCGAACTTAGGGAACGGCTTGCTAGATGGGTAGAGCTTGAACATATCACGGGAGACGACCTTGCCGTCCTCTAGGTCAACGAGTAATCCCATGACCTCTTGCTCATACAGCTTCGACCCCTTGTACTGCTCCAGTTGCTTCTTGAATGTGGGCGCTAGGTTAGCTTCGTTGTCGTAAGTAGATGCGCGGTCAATAACCACATCCATGCCCTCACGACCAATCAGGTCAACGATGAGGTCTTTAGGCTTAGGTGTTGTCGTTACTATGACACGAGGTGACTGGCCTAGACGTAGACCGAACATCATCATGTCCCATGCGTCTTGAGGGTACTGGAAGGCGGCGAGCTCATCGCACCATGCATAGTGGAATTGTGGGCCTCGTAGTCGTTCATAGCTATCGGCACTGATGCCACGTATCGACGAGCCATTGACTAGGGTAATGAGGTGGTCTTGTTTGTTGTAGTCTTTAATCAGCGTCGGCGGTATGACAGATAGCAGACCCGACTGACCCTCGAAGCACGTGAATTTAACGTCACCAGACGTCGGAGCCAGTACCAGACAGCGCGAATAAGGTGAGAGCCACGCCCACCACCATAATGCTTCAGCAGCACAACGCGTCTTCCCCGCACCCCGACCAGCCAGTAGCATCCAGATTGTCCACTCCATCTCCAACGGGGGCGGTACTTGGTGTTTGTGTGCCCCCGATAGCCAATCCATATGGGACACAATCGCGAGCTTGTCCGTGTCACTCCGAGATTCATACTCATGGATAGCTTTCTGGTCGAATATACTAGATGTAGTAGGTGGCTTGGTATAAACAGCCATTTTCGGAGACTTGCTACTAGATGCAGTGTTAATCTGCACGCTTCTTCATCTCAAGGTTCTTAATTACCTCAGCTAGATAGCTAGTCGAGAGGTCAACGGTACCGATAGGTGCGCCACCCTCTACACCCTCAATAGCAACGCGGTCTCCGTACTTAGTGGGGTGGAACTTAGCCAATAGCTTCAGGCGTGTCTCTATGCGTAGCTTACGGTGCCCAAGCATATCTTCCTTACGGATGATGACCTTATCTCCGTCCACGGTGGTTATCTCACCCGGCATGGTGCAGTCAGCAATCTGCAAGCATTCCTCTGCCATAGCGTCGTAGCCTATATCACGCGCACGCGAGATGGATGCGGAAAGACCGACACCGCCAGTACCACAGGCTAACAAGTCATCGTCCTTCTTCATCCAGTCATACACAGTCCTCCATGCTGGGAAGCCGTCATTCTCTCTGCATATCTGTCTTAGTGGTACACCTTCGCTTAGCTCTTCACATATGATACGGGCTATCTCATGGGTGTACTTAGAGGGCTTGCCAATCTTGGCAGTGGGTGCAACGTATTGCTTACCTTCGGCGATTAGGGCTTCTTTAGATGGTCTACAAGAGACGATAGTAGCATCGGGTAGGTTACCCGTGCTTAGAGATGGTTTAGATGCGCTACTGCGCTTCCTAGTGGTTTCTGGCATTATCCGTATTCCCTTTGATTAAATGTATCTTAGCTTAATCCATTCTTACACGAGATGCAATGCATACGCTTAGTGCGCCAGAACCGACTCAGTTTATCAGGTCGGGCATGAACAGCAATACAAGCACAATTGCTATCACGATTATACCGATTAAAACCTTATTAGTCAACGACTCATCTGTCATTTCAACCTCCTTTAAATACCTATCTTTCAACGGTGACGAATATCTTTTCCATTAGTTCGGCTTCCTTTGACGGCTTGATTCTGTAGTTATGTTTCTCGCGCCAACTGGGGTAATGTATGTGGTGCCACTTACCATCATCTGCAAAAAATTCAATCTTGGCACCCTCTGCCCATGAGTGGATTAGTTCTGCGTGTTTAAGTTTCATTTCCTCTCCTTGGCTCAAGCACTGTAGCGGGGGTATCTTGCCAATCACCGTACTTGCTAACACATTCATAATCTGCTCGCCATACTTGCCACCACTTGGAAAGTGGTTTGGTTTCGCTATCCACTAGTCTCCATTGCATCAGGTATTCGTCACCTCGTCTTGCCAACCTGTGTTCCGTCTCTTGGAATGTCATCTTAGCTCTCCTTTTGCCTCTTTGTACTCAGCCCACGCCTTGTCCCTCTCAGCGACACAAGCATCCAACGCGGCGTCATAAACTTTCCTCGCAAGTGCTTCCTTGGCGTCCCTAGCCTTCATCAACTCCTCTAGCTTAGTCATTTCTTCTCCTTTAGTGCCCCCGAAGGGGCAGTAGGTTTATTTACTCATGTTGTCTAGTGTTGCAAGAACATGGGCTAGATTTAAAGCTGCTTGAGTAAAGCGCAATGCATCCTCACTTTTTACAGACTTATCTACTTTTTCACATAACAACCTAATTGCTAGTTCAGCTTCTGTCATTCTACCGTTCATGGGTTTTATCTCCACTTGTTCCGAGTTTTAAACAGGTAACTCGGATAACCTGTAAAGCTTAGTCATTCCTCTTTACCTCCTTTAGTGCAGCTTCGTAAGCTGCCTGTGCAGACCATGCAGCATCAGTATCAGTAGCAGCATTAGCAAAATAAGCAACCCAAGCATCATCCGCCTCCTTCTTCAATTCCTGTAGCTTAGTCATTCTTTACCTCCTTTAATAACCCTCTTGCTCTGATGTCTTCAGCTGGTGCTATACCATAAAAACCATGTTCAACTTCACACAGCTTCGCACATTCTTCACGTTCTTTCTCTGCTACCAGTTTGGCAAAGATTTCAAGTTCTTTAGTCCATGTTCCATCGGTAATCCATACACCGTTGCCATCGGCATCATTGAATCCAGCCTGTTTAGCCATCGCAATTAGTTCACTTGGTGTCATTTCTTCTCCTCCCCCTTTAGCGCAGCTATATAGGCAGAAAATGCAGTGTCGTGCGCCTTCTCCAGTTCCTCTAGCTTAGTCATGCTCATCTCGCCTCCATCATGTTGTCGCGTCTCGCATCTTCTCTGGCCTCCGCGGCATCACGCCTCCTATCCTCAATGGCTAGGTGGCACGCATCCCAGAGCTTGCCCTCTAGGATGTCCTTGTCTAGCGTCGACAGTAGGTAAAGTATATTGTTGGCACGCATATCTGTGGTTATATAAACCTTGGTCAACTCAAAATCAAAGTGGCGTGAGTTATCGCCTGAGCATTCTCCCTCGACTGTGACCTCTAGGTCGTCTGCTACAACTGCATCAAATTCTATGTCCATGTTGTTCTCCTTTAGTGGGGCTTGCGCCCCGTAGTTTAAACCTCGACCCATTCTCCATCTACTCTCTTGACCTCGACCAAAGCATCGAACTGCCGCTGCCGCTCCGCTTGCTCCTGTTCTGGCGTGTCAAAATATCCGCCCTCTAGCGTGTATACCTCCCAAGTAGGCATCTCCGCTAACCACTCGCCTCGCGTTCCTATGCTTCCTGTGTCGGGGTGTATCAAGTATGTCTTTTGCATTTTATTTTCTCCTGTTAGGGGCTTGCGCCCCTTGTGGTTATGTAAAGCTGTATCCCGACAACGCCAAGGCTTGTGCGCCTACATTTGCTTCATACCCCCTACATAATACAAATTTCTCCCCATCAGCCCATGCTACCCATGCTGGTGAAATGCTGGCATCAACAACATGGTTGTAAAAACCATCCTCTAAATATCTTTCATCAATCTTTACAAATTTTCTACCGTTGAATATTTTGTTCATGTCGTTTCTCCCTGTCTTCGCTAGCCTGACCAATGTGTCAGTGAATGTATATTAATATGGAGTTAAACTACTTGTCAAGCACTTTATGCAAAAAAGTTAAATATATTTGTCTCTCCTGT